TAAGTTTATGGTATACTGTGACAACAGCGCATCCATAATTGAATGGGGTAGTGAAGAGATCATTATACCCTATTTATCACCCAAGGATGGGCGTATGCACAGATATTTCCCAGATTTCTACATCAAGGTCAAACAGGCTGATGGTCAAATCAAGAAGATGATCATAGAGGTGAAACCCAAGGTGCAGTGCAAACCACCCAAGGAACCCAAGAGACGCACCAGACGATGGATGAACGAGGTTATAACCTATGGTGTGAACGATGCTAAGTGGCGATATGCTACAGAGTGGTGTGCAGATAATGGTATGGAATTCAAGATTCTAACAGAAGATCATCTAGGTATTTCGTATAAATAGTATTATGGCAATTAGTAAATACATGCAAGCAGTTAAGGATGAGGCAAAGGGTCGCCCTAAGTCAACTGCATGGTATAGAGAAAAGATAAAAGAATTTGGTACACCAACCACACTTGACCTCATACGGGATGGTAAGAGGAACAACAAGCCGTTCTATGGTAAATTGAATATGTTCATGTATGACCCAAAGTTCAAGAAGACCCTACCATACTATGACACGTTTCCGTTGGTATTACCAATAGAAAAGTATTCAGATGGATTTCTAGGGATCAACTTGCATTACCTACCTATTCCACTGAGGATCAAGTTACTTGACCGTTTGGTGGATTTCTCTAACAACACCGCATTCGATGAGTCCACTCGGCTAATTGTTGATTACCAGAAACTAAAGAATGTTCGACTCATCAGACCAACCATACACAAATATCTTGCTGGACAAACCAAGTCACAGTTTCGTAGGATTGATGCAGACGAATTTACAATTGCAACTCTACTACCTGTACAGAGGTTCAAGAAGGCATCTGCATCAGAGGTATGGACAGATTCGAGGGCAATGATCTAATGGCAACACTAGCAAGTTTTGTAGAATCAACCGCATTTGGAGTAATCAATAATTTCCTGTCAGAGTTTCACGGTGAAAATGGATATGCACTCCCAAGTCGATATGAGGTTATTATCACATCTCCCGGCGAAGGGAATGCAAGAAAAGTATCTATGCGATGTGAATCTCTTGATCTGCCGGGGAGAGCTCTTAATACGTCAGTAGACAGCAACATGTATGGTATTGCACCAGAAATTGTTGACGGTATAGTATTTGGTGGTACACTTGCCATGACCTTTCAAGCAAGTAGTGACCTAGAGGAAAAGGTGTTCTTTGAATCTTGGCAAGAAGAAGCTTGGGACAGGGGGACATGGAATGTCAAGTATTATAGAGATTACATCAAAGACATTGACATTTATGTTCTAGATGTACAGGATGCAAGACGATACGGACTTAGACTTAGAGAATGTTTTCCAAAAGAGATTGGTCCAGCAACACTTGATGCCGGTCCAGCTGGTGATATTATAAAGATACCTGTTACTATGCAATATAAGTATTGGGAGACTCTTGATGTTAATAACCAACCACCTAACCTTATGGAGAAGGTTCTTGATACAATAATTACAGGTGCAGAGAGATCAATTAATGCGAACATACCGAAGGTGTTAAGCAGACTCGGTTAAGCAAATTATGATAAAGGATGAAACATTATGGCGTTACCTAAACTACAAACTTCTGAGTACACACTAACATTACCATCAACACAGGAGGAAATTAAATATCGACCTTTCTTGGTCAAAGAACAAAAGATTTTGATGATTGCTCAAGAATCTGGTGAAGAATCTCAGATTGCTGATGCTATTGGACAACTAGTAACAAATTGCACCTTTGGTGGTGTAGATGTTAATACCAACCCAATGTTTGATATTGAATATGTATTTCTACAATTGAGAGTAAAATCTGCTGGAGCTAAAGTTACACTTAGTGTGACATGTCCAGATGATGGTGAGACTAAAGTTGAAACTGAGATTGATTTATCGGAAATTACGGTGCAAATGAGTTTGGAACATTCTCAAGAGGTCGAGCTTACAAAAGATATTAAACTAAGATTGCGGTATCCAATTTTGAAAGATATGAAAAATTTAGATATGAATCTTTCTGATTTTGAAAGAAGTATAATTATGTTCCATGAGTGTGTTGAAAGTGTTGTGGATGGAGATGAGATTATAAACAGAATTGACATGACAACAGATGATATTGCTGAGTTTGTTGATTCATTTAATACGGAACAACTAGAGAATGTGTTAAAGTTTTTTGAAACGATGCCAAAATTACGACATATAATTGATGTGACTAATCCTAAAACTAAGAAGAAGGGTGAAGTACTATTGGAGGGATTACCAAGTTTTTTAGGATAGCGCTGTCTCATGACTCCTTGACAAATTATTATAAACTAAATTTTGCAATGATACAGCATCATAAATGGAGTTTAACTGAGTTGGAGGATATGTTGCCGTGGGAGAGAGAAATATACCTTAATTTATTGTCACAAAACCTCAAAGAAGAGAAATCGGAGTACGAAAAACAAGAAAGAAAAAACAGGAGATAGTCAAATGGGCGAAGAGGAAATTAAAGCATCAGGTCATCATCCAGCAGATACGAATGGCGATGGTAAGGTTAGTCCTGACGAACAACAGATGTATCTTGAGTTCAAACGTAAGGAACTTGAGGATGCAGATGCAATGCGTGATGCACAACGCACAATGGCATGGTACTCACTTGGCGGTATGTTAATGTATCCTATTATTGTGGTCCTTGCAACAGTTTTCAATATGGATCAAGCAGCAAAGATTCTTGGTGATATGGCGGGTGTGTATTTCATCGCAGTTGCCGGTATCGTCGCAGCGTTCTTTGGCGCACAAGCACTTAGCAAACCTAAGAAATAAGGAATAAGTCATGGCCGATTTAAAAGATGTTATTGATAAACTAGAAAATGAAGGTACACTCGTTCGTAACAAGGGCGCACATTCTATTAGATCAGTCAAAGAAATTATGCAGGAAAGCCAAGAATCCCCTGCGGAAAGAAAACAAAAATTAGAAGATTCAAGAAACGCAGCAGATAAAACCAATACCCTACTTGAGTCAATAGCTAGCGGCGTCAGTGTTAGTAGTGGCGGTGCGTCTGAAGCAAAAAAATCAGGTAAGTTAGGTGGATTGCTTGGTGGTATAGGTGGTGCATTAGGCGGTCTGGGTATAGGTGCTGGTGTTGCAATGGGTGGACTAGGTGCATTATTTGCTGGTGGTGGTTATCTTCTTAAACAACTTGCAGAATTTGATGGTAAAGCAGTTGTTGCAAACGTAAGAGAACTCTTCAAGATTGCAGACTTAACTACTGGAATTGGTGATGCTCTTTCTCAAGGTGGTCAATTCCTTATATCTATGGTAGGTATTGGTCTTGGACTAGCGGTATTTGGTGCTGGTGCGGCCATTGCCTCGGCAGGGGGTGCATTATCTAAATTTCTTGATCCAAAATGGGCGGAGACTATTGTTAAAAATGTAGTTATATTGTTGGGTATTAGTAAGACAGTTGGTGGTCCAGCGGAACTTCTAAAGAAAGGTGGTGCATTTTTCCTCGCCATGACGGGTATTGGTATTGGACTAGCGGTATTTGGCATCGGGTCAGCACTTGCTGGACTTTCACAATTTGTAAAAAAAGATGATTGGGCAAAGAAGGTTGTTGAACGTGTAACTACGTTGTTGAGTATTAGCACATTATTAGGTGGTGCAGATAAACTAAAGAAAGAAGGTGGTGCATTTTTCCTCGCCATGACAGGTATTGGTGCTGGACTAGCAGTATTTGGTATCGGGCAAGCACTTGTTGGTCTTGGTCAATTTGTCACAAAAGATGATTGGGCGACAAAAGTTTACAATAGCGTAGCTACATTGATGAAAATCCCCGCATTAATTCCAGCAGATTCATCTGCTCTTGCAGAAGGTGGAAGTTTTATCGTAATAATGGGCGGGATTGCGCTTGGTTTGATTGCCTTTGCAATAGGTAAATCTGCAAATTCAATAGCAACTGCATTGGGTCAGTTCAGTGGTGCAAATGCTAAATTTGCAGATAGCATCGTATATAATGTCAAAAAATTAATGGAAATATCTGCTTTGAAGTTTGGTGATGTTCTGAGGTTCACCGCCTTCATGACAGGTATAGCTGCTGGTTTGGTTGCGTTTGCAGTAGGTAAAGGTGCTAATGCTATGGGTGATGTTATTGGCAAATTCACAGGTAATTTTGCTGATAACATTGTCAAAGATGTTAACACATTAATGGCGATGATAAATGACCCAAATGTAAATCAAAAAAAGGCTGATACGTTTAGTTCTATAATGGGTACTATTGCAATGGGTCTTGTTAAGTTTTCCGCCGGTAAATTTATAGGTACTCTTGCTAGTGCAGCTGCAGGCGTTGTGAGTTTCTTGACTGGCGCAAAAAGCCCAATCCAAGAAATTCGAAACATAGCAAAAGAGGCAGATAATATAGAGAAGGGCGCAAATGCTATTGGAAAGGTTTCTGAAAATCTAAAAAAAATTGGGTCATTAAAGTTTGATGGTTCAAACATTAACATTAAAGATTTTTCGCAAGACTTACTGGATTCTGTCCCTGCAATTGAAGCAGCCATAATGGGTGGTAAAATTAAGGGTGGAATATTCAGTAGCGATATTAAATATAAAGGTTTAGCATCGACAGAAATTAAGTGGAGTGATGCTGCAAAAAATATAAGAACTATTCAAGCGGCATTAAAAGTAGACCCAGCAGAGGAGATGGATTCAACCGCCGAGGACATTGCGGGTGCAACAAATAGTATATTCGAAACTTTAAAAAGAAGTATTGATGAATTAACAGCGCAAATTGCCCTAATTCCTGTTGGTGGAAATACTGTAAATGCACCAACCACTGTCAAGAATGAAGGTGACAATGTTGCACCAGCTCCTATTGCAGATTCAAGGTATAGGGGGATGAACGGAGCGAACAGTGCGGTTGCCTGAGTCAGCTGGATATGTAAAAAAGGGGGAACCGAAGTTCCCCCTTTCTCTTACTCGTTTGCCAACTTTTCAAAGTAGGACATTGTGTCCCCACCACTATCTGAAACAGTAATAGTTGGTGTACCAATGGTAAGCGTATCCACCTTTGGTTCAGCCCAAGGTGCATCTTCCATCACCTCTGCTGCCTTACCTACTGTGGTAGTCCCTGCAAGAACCATATCCAAACGCTTCTTGAGTTCATCGTAGGACTTGAAGT